GGAGGCGGCTCTGGCGGCTGGGCCAAGGCTGCTTCGATTGAACCGGGAGGCGGAGGCATCTGTGCTGCAGCCTCGCTCATCTGTCGTTCAATGGCTTCAGCCTGTTCTAGCTGCGCCTGTACTGCTCGTGGCAAACGTGCCATAACATCTCCCGTGACCCTTGGGGTCGCTCAGGTTGAAAACGCAGGCCCACATGGGCCTACGGCGGTTACGCCCGCTTTCTGGTGGCGTCGTCCAGCAGCTCGATGAGCTTGCCGAAAGCCTGAGCGCGTCCTTGCGCAATGCGCATCTGAACGTCGTCGAGGCACACCCTCAGAATCTTGTCTTGCTCGTTCTGGAGCCTGAGCAGCTCGGCCCGTAGTCGGTCGCCACCGACTTGGAATATCCGCTGCCAAAGCTCCAGATCAACTTGCATGAATTGTCGTACAGATCACCTGACGATAGCAACTCAGGTGCCGACGATGTCGACGCCGGTGATGTACAGGCTGCCCGTGGCCGACGACAGGATGGCAGCGACCGTGACGTTGGTCGCGGCCGCCATCGGCATCGTCTTGGCGATGACGACAGACTCGTTCGGCCCAATCGGCAGGTCGCTCGCCGTCGCGTCCGAGTTGTCCGTCGAGACGCGCACGAACGCGACCGCCGCGGACAGGTTGACGAGCAGCAGGTACGGCGCCGCGCGGTTGCCGGCGTTCAGGTTGGCTTTCGCCGAAGTGACCGAGGTCGACAGAGCCTGCGTCGCCCCAGCGCCTTGAGAGTAGATCATGGTTGCTCCTACTGGGGCATCGGATTGAAGTGATCTTCGACCGGCGCGCCGTTAGGCAGCGCCTGCTTCTTGGAGCCGGGTTTCTTCGGCGTCCCGCCCTGCTGCGCGTCTTCCGCGCCGTCGACTTCCTGCGCCGCGGCGGCCTGCTGCGCCTGCAGCTGGGCCATCGCCATGCGCTGCTGGATCACCGACACCGGCAGCACGAGCTTGTCCGGGTCGATGTCGAGCGCCTTGGCCTGCTCGCGCATGAGCACGGCGAGGCCTTCCATGCCAACGACCTGCAGTGCCGGCGGGCTCTGCAGTACGAGCTGCAGGAACTCGTTGCGCCGCACCGCCGCCGCTTCCTTGGCCGCCAGCGCCAGCGCGCCGCGCGCGATGATCTGCGCGTCGCCCTTGAGGTCGGGGTCGTCCGAGTGCTGCATGTTGTGCTGGTACAGCCGGTTCAGCCCGCGCGACAGGATGTAGACGTCGATGCCGCCGACCACCTGCTTGATGATCTTGTTCGCGTTGCTCATCATCGTCGACAGGCCGGTGGCCGTGCGCCCGATGGAGCCGGACTCCAGACCCGCCATGTAGCGCGGCAGGCCGGTGTACTCGTCGGCGAGCAGGGAGAACTTCTCGTACACGCCCATCAGCTCGGGCGCGTTGCTCTGCGGCTGGAAGAAGTCGATGGGCTTCTGCGTGGAGCCCATCGGGTCGGACATGACCTGCCAGATTTTCCACGGGAACATCGAGCTGATGTCCTCGTTGGCCGGCAGCCGGTCGCGCATCACGTAGACCTGCGGGCCGGAGCTGATGCCCATGTTGGCCGCCAGTGCGCGCGCCGCGGCGTTGCACATCTGCTGGCAGTCGCGCATCAGGTCGTACATCGAGTTGCCCCAGACGCTGCCGGGGATGCGCTCGTACGCGGTGCTGTAGTACGGCCTGCCACCCAGCGGGTCGGGATTCAACACGGCCTTGATGACGGTGGAGCCGATGTACCACGCCTCGATCTGGTACTCCTTGGTCTCGTCGGCGACCTGCTCGGCGGGCATGCCCCACTCGCGCAGCATCTTGCCGGAGGCCGAGCCCCAGTAGCGCAGGGCGTCGATGACGCCGGTGTTCTGCGTGGCCGCGACGTTCTCGCGCCCCTCGGCCGCGGCCTTGGTAGCGTCGATGGTCAGCCACATGCTCGTCTGCCCCGAGTCGTACTCGGTGAGCACCGTGCGGATGGCCGCCTCGCTGAACCCCGGCACGCCGATCAGGTCGTTCAGGTCGGAGCGGGTCAGCGGCACGCGCTCGACGAACGGCGCGGTCTGCAGGTCTTTCGCCCACGGCGCCGGGTACATGTTGAACGGGTCGACCCGCTCCCACTCCTCGACCAGCTCGCGCACGACCTGCATCTGGCCGTTGACCCAGTTCAGCCGCGGCTTGTTGCGAATCTCCGGCCCCTTGACGAACCCGGCCCTGAAGGTCGGCAGGTCGGTGATGAGCTGGTCCATCGCTTCGAGGAAACCACCTTCGAGGAGCTGGTCCTCCATCTTGGTTTCCATCCGCTCGGCGCGTGCGCGGGCTTCCTCCATCACCTGATTCTGGAGCTGATCCTTGGCGTCGCGCAGGCGCTGGCGAATCTGCTCGGGCGAGACCGACAGGCCCATCCGGTAGGCCGTCTCCAGCTCGCCGGCGACCTCCATCTTGATCCGCTCGACCTCCTCGGCCGGCAGCTCAGGACTGGGCGTGGGCTTGATCGTCCACGGCTTCTCGGCGCCGGTGCCGATCAGGATGTCGCGCAGCAGGCTCTCGGCCTGCCTGCACTTCACGCTGAACAGCATCATGAAGATCGGCGTCTGGTCCTGACTCACCAGCTCGGCGAGCTGCTCCGGCGTGTACTCGCCGCGCCGGGCGTAGACCGCCTCGATCATGGCGCGCTCGGTGCGCTGGCGCGCGCTCTGCGCGGTGGTAAAGAAGTTCTTGATGTGCCCGGCCAGCCCGGAGACGACCGGCTGCGCCATTTGCGTCTGGTTCTGGGCGGAGGCGTCGGCGCGCTGCTGCTCCAGCACCTGCGCCTGAGACTGCATCGGCAGGATGCCGCCGATGTTGGTCACCGTCGGCGCATTGAGCATCGACGGTGTGGGGGCGGGTGCCTGAAGGCCGAGAGGTGGCAGCATGCGTCGATCCTACCTTATGCGTAGCGGTATTGCACGCGCTTGACCGGCAGCGCTTGGTTAGCGGGCCGCATGTGCGGATGGAACGAGGTGTTGAAGTGCAACGCCCAATACTGGAACGCATCAGCGATGTGGCTGAAGGCGTTTTTCTCGGGCACCGCCAGCGTCTGCCCGTTGGCCTGCTTGCGGTTGCGGTAGCCCCAGTCTAGGGCTTGGATCAGCCATTTGCACGTGGGCGAGACAAGCAGCCCCGGCCCGCCGTCGACCGACCGGTTGAACAGCCCCTCGACCGCCCCGAGCCGCTTCTCCGGGTCGTTGGTCGGCGCCCGCGTGACGGTGAACCCGCGGCCCTGCACGACCTGCGCGATGGTCAGCTCGTTGGCCTGCGAGCGCTGCCAGCAGGCCGGGTCGAGGACGAAGTGGATGAACTCGGGCCGCACCGGGTACTTGCTGCGAAGCAGCGGGATCAGCATGCGGTCGAGGAACGTCTCCACGCCCATCGTGATGCCCTCGGGCACGTAGCACTCGTCGAGCGCGTTGACCCGGCTGCGCATGTCCTGCTGGCCGATCACGGCCGCCGGCATCAGCCCGTTGTCCATGCCGATGACCAGCGGGTACAGCGACTCGAAGATCGGCTTCAGCGGCTCCTTGGCGACGTGGAACGCCGGCCGGAAGGTGGACTTGAACACCGGCTCGCCGAAGCCACCCGAGCCAAAGTGGTTCTTCAGGTAGACGTCGATCCAGTCCTGCGTCTTGCCCTGAACGAGGTTGGAGTAGTACAGCGGGTCGAGGTGTTCGAGGTTCTCCGCGGCCGGGTTGACCGAGCCGTCTTCGAGCAGCGCCGGCGGCTGGGTGAACACCTCCCAGTTCTCCGGCGGCGCCTTGAACATCTCCTGCCACCACGTTCCCATCGGCGGCGGGTTGGTCGAGACGATGAGGCCGGGATACGTCACTCCGCCGCTAGCCCGGTTGGGGAAGCGCGAGACGCGGCCCTGCAGGCCTTGGAACACGTCGGGGTCGACCTCGCGGCCCTCCTCCACCCATGCGTCGCTAGCTTCGAGCGACAGCAGCCGGCGCACGTCGTCGGGCGTGTCGGCAGCCATCATCAGGTACTCGGAGCGCACCACGGTGCCGTCGGGCAGCTTGAAGCGCATGTCGAACGTGTTGTCCGTCAGGCGCCAGTTGCCCGCCGTGTTGCGCGTCTCCTGCACGAACCAGTGGTCGAGCAGCGGCTTCACGGTGGACTTGAGCTGCGCCATCGTGTTGCGCAGGAGGATGTGCTTGGTGCGGCGCTCGCCGTGATGCGGCACCTGCTCGATGGATCGCTTGAACAGGTCGAACAGCGCGACGGTGGACTTGCCGCTGCCCACCGGCCCCATGATGGCCTTCACGTAGGCCTTCGATGACAGGAACTTGGTTCCTGTCGGGCCGGGGCGGTAGGTGAGCATCAGCCGGGGCCGATACTGATGTCGCCCATGTCGACGCGGGCCGTCCACGCCGCAGCTTGCGCCTCGGTCATGTACATGCCCTGCTGGCCGTCCTCGCGCAGCATGCCGCCGTACCAGTTGATCCAGTCCTCCATCGGCACCCGGTAGATGATGCGGGCGAGGATGCTCGACCTGATCTCGAAGGTCTGGTCATCGAGCGCGCGCAGTTCCGGGTGCGCAAGGTCGCGCCACGAAGTTGGCGACGCCGCGGTGAACGGAGTGTCCTTGTTCGCTTCATACACGCGGTCTGCTGCGTGCGCGACAACGCCGCCGCGAGTCCACGCGACACGGCGAGCCTGTGCACGGGCTGAAGCGTAGGCGGCGGAATGCTTGCGGTCGGGCATGGGGACTCCTAGTCGTCGAGCGGCAGGATTTCCAGAGCTAGCGCGGGCTCGGCCTGAGC